TCTTCAAACGCCCGAGCCCTTCCACAAATTTGAGTACGGCCTCCATGGAATCCTTCTTGAAAAGAACCTTGAATTCCGGGAGCGATACTTGAGCAACACGGGCCATGTACCCGGCTCTCTTCTTGGACTTTGCATCCCCACTCGCAAGGTCCTTTGCCATCCGGAGCATGACCTGAGAGAATGCGGTTCCTCCAGCCTCTGCCTCGATTCCGACCGATGCGATCGCGGCGGCAAGACCGATGATCTTGGATTCCTGAATGTTCGCAGCGTGTCCAGCTCCAGCAAGTCTTTGCGCGAGCTGCATGATGTCCATTTCTGTGGCAGCACTATCCATGCCGACCGCAACGACCGAAGAAGCCAGATTCCGAAACTTCCCCTGAGACATCTGCATGATGTTTGCGAATCGGGCCATCGTGGAGGCCCCTTCTTCGACGGAGAGATTGCTCGTCTCCGCGAGGTCAGCAATGACCCGAGTGAATTCCAGGACCGAAGATGTCTCGATCCCCAACTGCCCTGCCATTTCTGCAATCTTGAACAGATCCTCCGCGCTAGACGGAATCTGTTTCGACATATTGATGATGCCGCTCCGGATCGCAGCAAGTTCCTGAGCGGTCCCGGCAACGGTTTTCTGCACTCCTACAAATGCACTCTCAAACTTGATTGCGCTTCTCAATCCAAAAGTCCCGAGGGCGACGATCGGAAGCGTGAGGCGGGTCATGAGATCCCGCCCGACCCCACGAATGTCTCTCCCCACGTCCTTGAGTTTCCTCCCGACCTCCTTCATCGTGAGCCCGAGTTTCGCGTACTCCCACCGCAACGCTCTCACCGGATGGACGGCTGCGAGAAGCATCGGGCGCATCGCCACAAGCCCTCGCTTCACTCCCGCAAATCCCGCGTTCACCGTTCTCAATGGAATGGAGAGCGCCGCAGCCTCGACCCCGAGCTTCTTCACAACCGGAGCGATCTTCTTCATCGGAGCGCTCAATTGATCGACCGCTTTCAGGATGATGCTCAGCGAGAATCTTTCAGCCATTTCTCTATCTCTCCGAGACCCCGGTTCCAGAAGAGGAGCTCGTCAATCCCCATCTCGCAGATATCCGAAGCCGGGAAGTGAAATCCGTAGGCCACTCCCCAGACGGCTTCGTGCCAATTCAATGGGAGCCGGGCAAAAAAGGGCCGAGCTTCTCCATCAACTTCGGGACATCCTCCGCAAGGTCCATCTCGTGCATGATCTCGACCGGCACCTCCGCCCAGGCGGCGAGCATCTTCAAGACCTGCGGGAACGTCATCGATTCCCCGATGTCCCTCACATCATCCGATCCGAGCGCGGAGAGGAGATGCTTGATCTTGAGACGACCCTTGAAGAGAAGCCTCTCTACAGGAGGCTTTCCGTCCGGCTGCGCGACCGGGTACTTGAGAACGATCTCGATTGTTGACATGATTCACCGTCCCCTTTACTGAGTCATCTCCGTCCAGTAGGCACCAACAAACTTCACCGTGGTCTCGCCCTCGCCGGCTGTGAGATCGAAATTGCACTTGCAAGTGGCTCCCTCCATCACGTAAGCCTTTCCGCCCCCCCGCGCACGAAAGATTACGGTCCCATCTCCGTTGATGCGGGCCAGGCGATCAAGGCTCATATCCTCTCGGTCGGTGATCGTAACTTCGCACATGGCGACGATCGGCTCCTCGATGAACCCCTGAATGCCCGTATCGCCCATGACCTCTTTCCTCTCAATTGCGGCCTCTCCGCTCACCCCGATCCCGGAGGCCTTCGCCCCGGGCTTGTTGAGAAGCAGTTCTCCGTTCACCAAGATTTCTACGCGACCTGTGATTTTCGGCATCTGTCGTTCCCTCCTATGTCAGAAAGGTTGAGGAGGGAGGCTCTATCGAGCCCCCTCCTGTTGAGTCCGCCTACAGAATGAACTGTATTTGACCTGCTAAAACAATAAATTGATTTACGAGGTCCGGAGGTAGCAAAACGTTAATTCTGCTCCTATCCGTCAGATCCCTCTCCACGATCAGGTTGTCGATGAAGTCCGTTAGATTCTCGATCAGTCCCCGGTCTCTCAGCATCGTGAAGAGAGAGACGATCTCAGACCTGACCGTGCTGGGAGTAGCCGTGTAGGAGCCCGGAAAGACCGGCTGGCCGTCGTCGGCGAGCTTGAACCTCGGGATGATGAAACGATTCGCCATTCTTGTCTTGAACTGATACCGGATCTCGGCCAAGGTTGCCATCGTGCAGACGTCCAGGTAACTCCAATCCGGAAGCCCCAGAGCGTTCGCCTGGTACGTGGTGATGACTCTCTCCAGAAGCACGTTCCCCCCAGAATCGACGATGAAGGTCGAGATGCCGTCATAGAGCAGGATGTCACGTTCGGATCTCGTGAACCTCGCGCCCGTAGCCGGAGGCATGACCCCTTTGAGTTGCAGGAACTGGAGCGGTCTTGCGGGATCGTTATTCAGATATGTGGCCGCAACGGCGCCCATGGCGGCTGCCCATTCCGCTGGATCTGTGGGGCTCGCATCAACGGCGAGCAAACAGTTGTGAGGGCTGTTCCTCGAATTCCCGAGGGTCGTAGCCGACGCCTGAGTCGCGCGCACGCAGGTGAACCCGATTCCCTGCTTGTCGATGAGCGCTCCGTACCGATCGGAGAGTTCATCCTCGATGTTCCCCAAGTTCGTCGCGTCGATGTACGGCTGCACGATGTAGTTGAAATGCTCGTTCTCGATCACCGTCCAGACATCGTCCAGGTTGCAGTTTCCCGCACCGCCTCCCATGGCGCTGAAGATCTTGATGGAGTTCACAAATCCGTGCGGCCAGGAGTCCCCTTCGAAGTAGTTGAACCGGATGTCGAGATAGTTCCCTCCGGTCCCGGAATTCACCGCGCTGAAGCAGACCTTCGTCGAGGTCGTGACGTAGCTCGCCCGCATGGGGAGATGACTATAAGCAGATTGGTTCGCGTAGTACTCGATTGCGCTCCCGACGTCCGACACACTCCAGAGAGCAGTCACGGGAACATCGATCGCAACGCCGTTCAACATCATGTGCACGGTTCCGGCGACCGAGAGCTCTGCAACACCGCTCATTGCGACCGAGAGAGAAATCTGTGCGGTTGCATGCGCACCCGCGCCCGCGCTCACGCGAATCGCCCAGAGTTCGGTATTTTGATTGTTCAGCTTGAAGACGTTGCACATGCGCGCGAGTTCGCTCCCGGTCCCGAAGTATCCGTTTGCCAAATTGTCCCGCGTGATGGCAACGAGCGTTTCCATGGGAATCTTCCCAGCGGAGAGTCCCTGCCCGATCACAAGCACCTTGTGCGGATTGGCCGCCAGTCCCTGCAAGGCGCGGCTATTGTCGATCTCCGCATAGGCACCCGGTGTCCTGATGGTCGTGGGTATGTTGTTGAAAGAAATCATTTTCGCTCCTCCTTTTTCCTTCTAGAGTTTCTCTGCTTCGCCACTTTGCTCTACTACCGAATCGAAACGCTCCTGGGGCGCTATTTCTCCCAGGCTCGCATCCCCGCAACCTACCCTACGCCTCCAGTACCTACCATCAACCCCGACCCAGGGCTTCCATTCACCCTGCGGAGCGAGCGGGATTTTCGTTGAAGGATCCCGGACGGTGAGTCCGGCTCTTGGTACGAGAAATCTCTGATGCTCGGAGGCGGCCTCTTTGAGTACCGGATCGATCGCCACGCTTTGCCCGGTCTTTCCCCGCTTTATCATCATTTCTTGATCCTCCTTTTCAGTTGGTCCTCTTCACCTTTCTCGTCGTATTGATCCATCTCCTTCCCGAACCCGCTCCCATCGAAAGGACCCCCGTACGGACTTTTTGTTAGGTCGATCGTCTCGGCACCGTCCGCCGGAGGAGTGCCGATAGGGATCGGTCCCTTGTGCGGGATCGCGCTATCCGGGACGAGTACGTACTCGGCATAGATCGAGTTGAACCAGGTGGTCACGGACTCTTCGACCCCATCCTCCTGGGTGATCCAGCGTTCTGCAGAGAACTCGAACTGATACCAGAGATAGGCGGAGTTCAAATCGAGAAGTCTGCCTCCCTCATAGATTACCGGGGTTTTGTATCCGTCCATTTCCCATCCGAGAATCCCCTTGAAGATCTGAGAGCGGGCCTCATCGAGTGCGTCGTAGGCCCTGATCCCGAGTCGGTCGGTCTGCGCGGTATCATTTTTGAGTACCACGACCACCGCAAAGACCTCGGTCAGTACCTGAAGGACCGTCGTGTCCTGTTCGTTCCGGCTTGCGGTTTCGGCGAGAGGAACGACGAACGCGCATTCCCCGAACGTCTCCCGCTGGATGGAATCGAAGTCTGCGGCTCCCCCGATCATGTCGCCAAACCGGGTAGCGGCGAGTCTCAGTTTCAGAACTACAGGACCGATTCTCATGGGATAGCCTTCTTCACGGATTCTCGAATCATCCTTTGGATGGCCCCTCTGGAAGCCATAAGGGTCGGTTCAAGCCAGGGACGCGCGCTCATTCTCTTCGTTCCCTCTTCCAGAAAGACGGGATACTGCACGCTGCCCTTGCTTTTGCCCTTTCGGATCCTTGCGATTGCCGAACCCATCTCAACATAGTCTCCGTAAACATCGACCAAGAGGCTCGCGACG